CATCGCTTTGTATCTTTTCAAATCATTCTCATTGGTTTTTTCATATACCATAATTGGAATGGTTGAAGCCGCCTTTGTGATGATGTTCACAATTGAATATATCGTGGAGTTCTTTTGATAGCCTTGTGAGATGTAGGTATCATCGCTTTCCGGATTCCAAATGATGCTTTGACCTAAATAATTGTACAAAGCACGATTGTATTCAACTGCCGATTGTTGTGCATTTTTGCTCAAAATGTTTTTGAACCGATCAAGGATTGATGCCATTAATAAAAAATTTTAGTCAAAAATACAAAATAAAGATTTAAGCATCAGATCAAAAAGAAATCATTGCGTTTTGAATACTGCGAATAAATCCCATATCTGATTGCATCCATCAAGTGATTGTATCGATCGATCGGTTTGTTGATGATCGTGCCATCCTTGAGTTCTGTCCAATAATAAGATGCGTATTCCTTGGCAAGATTTTTTGATTCCAAAGATGCGTAAATATCAAACTCCTTTACAAGTGATATACCAGCATTCACAGATCCAGCACCTTTGATTGCTTCCTTAACCCATATGCCAAGGCGTTTGAGTTCTTCGATCGATTTGGGTTCTGCTGAATCGGCAAAGACAAGCGTTTCGCTATATCCATTTGTTTTAAGAAATTCCGCAATGTCTTGGTTTGTCATTCCGGTTTTGTAACAAACCTCGCTGATGTAGATCTTGTCATTTACTTTGGCGATTTCAACAATTGCCGTTGGATCGTTACTATATCCAAAATCAACCCCCAGCACGATGTCATCAAACTCCGGAAATTCTGATTTTGGAATCCATCGCCAATTTGAAAAAATCTGTCGAGCAGAAAAAACCGCCTTTTGACCTTCACCATACACACGCCAATAATCTGGATCACGTTCACGCATTCGCTCGATTTCAAACACAAGATCCTTCGGCAAAAACTTGTTGTCTTTGTACGTTGTGATCCAAGTGTCGCAATCTTCTCGTGGGATGATTTCCTCATAAATCCAGTGAACCGGATCTGATGGGTTGAAGTCAATGATCATTGCATCAGTTGTCCGCATATTTATTTGGCGGAAATCTTCAATGGTCAATTCGTTGCCTTCATTTAAATATGCGATGTTTCTTTTACGACCACGAATCTTTTGCGGTTCATCGACCGACAAAAATTCAACAAGATGTTTTTTGTATTTAAATGTATTTTCTGCCTTGTTGTGGATGCCCAGATAATAAAGTCCGGTTGCTTCGAGAATGGAAATAAAATCACGCTGAACCGATCCTTTCAACGCTGGAAGCGTTTTGCGAATGATCGAGATCACCAAAGGATCTTTGGATGTCGTAAGGACATAAGCCAAGTATTGACAAATGGCGTGAGTTTTCCCAGATCGTGTACCACCTTGATGTACTTTGAATCTTTTGGTGGAGTTTATCAGATCATAAAACTGCCGATTGCATTCTTGTGTGACTAATCTTTTTCCGTTGATGGTTTCCATTCAATGATGGTTGATTCGATGCCTCCATCGTGTTCGATGATCTGCCTTTCAACAAATCCTCGCTTTTGACCTTTGGTCTTTAAGTAAAAGAAAATGCTGGCTTCTTTTGCCTTTTCAATGTTCTTGAACAACTTTGATTCCGCAAAGTCCAAAGCCACGTTTTCAATGTCTTTGACTTGCTGGGCATATTGAGGATCTTCCTCAAGCCAACGATAATGTGTTGTTCTACTTATGTCCACCATTTTACAAGCAGTTGAAACAACTCCGAGTGTTTTCTCAAGTGCCTCAAGCATTGCTTTTTTATGTGTCACATTTTGTAATTCCATTTGACAAAGTTAATTCAAAAAAAGCGAAGAACGATTAAACTCCGCTTATTGACTGGTTGCTTTTAATTACTCGCCAATCATTACCTATTGGATTCCTAATCCATTTTAGTTTTTGATTGATTTTTATTATTTGCAATTTTAAAGAACGTCATCGTTTTTATAAATCTGTCCGTTGATTTTTATTTGGATTGATGGATCAAGTTTTTTCATTCGATCAATGATCACTTGACAATACTTTGGATCAAGTTCCATTCCGTAACAAACTCTATTAAGTTGGTGAGCGGCAACCATTGTTGATCCAGATCCGAGAAAACAATCGTAAATAATATCTTTTAATTTACTGCTATTTTCTATTGCTCTTGATGGAAGTTCAATTGGCTTTTGAGTTGGGTGATATTCATTTCTTGAATCCTTTTTCAACTCCCATACTGATTTCTCATCTGATGCACCAAACCATTGTGGACTTTTTCCGTTTTTAAAAGCATATATACAAGGTTCAAAATTTGGAATATATTGGCTCATAAAAGAACCCAAGCCGCTTTTGACTTTGTACCAAGCGATGACAGCCCTTACAGATAAATTCAATCGACTAAATGATGCAAATGTTTCTACTGATTTATTGGTTGAATACCATATATAAAATGCTGAATAATCTTTAGAAAATAAATCTGCGTTCATTATTGATTCATAAAACAAGTCAGTTAGGTCTTGGCCTTTAAGAGTATCATTTTCTATTCCTTTACGCTTCTTCTTATTATGACCTCCCTCGTAACTAACGCCATAAGGAGGATCAGTAAACACCATATCTGCTTTCTCACCGTTCATTAGTTTAGCAACTTGGTCTGAATCTGTACTATCTCCACAAAGCAATCTGTGCTGTCCAATTTCAATTAAATCGCCCAATAAAACATCAACTTTTATGTCGTCTGGTTCAGTGTAATCATCTTCTTCAGCTTCCAATATTTCATCCGAATCAAAAGATGGTATTTCTAAACCCCATTCATCTAATTCAACAGCATCCCATTCGTTTGCCAATATATCCCAATCCCATTCGCCAAAACCAACATTGTCCTTGATGATAAATTCACGTTTTTGTTTATCTGTCCAGCCAAACACTTGATGAATCGGCACATCAAACACACCAGATGATTTCAATGCTTTTAATCGCATATTGCCACCAAGCACAACCATATTTTCATCAACGACCAATGGCCTTGCTTGTAACATTTCCGGAAAGTCCTTGATTGATTTGACAAGTTTCTTGAATTTGCCATCTGAAATGTACCTTGGATTTTCATCGTTTGGTTTGATTTCAGCTATGTTTGCTATTCTTGTAATTCCTTCCATCATTTTCTTTCTGTGTACCAAATTACATCGATTACAATCAGAAACAGCGCAATCTGCACTCCGTGTTGTATGTCATCGTGCATTGACAAATCATCATCCTCATCGTTGTAATAACTGAATCCAAGCAATAATCCGATTAATGGTGCAAATTGAATTTGTATCATTGTTTTTTTTTCAAAGTTACAAATCTAATTTGCTTGGCAATGAATCCATATAGTATTTCTTTATGTCGCCATCATTTGTTCGTGCTGAATACTTTTTTAAAGCAACAGCAAATCCAGTAACTAAATTCCTTTTTTCTTCTGTCCAATCTGGCAATACATCCATTTTCATAAATCAACCATTTTTACAAAAACTCCGTTTTCTGTTTTTCCTTTTCGATCTTTAATCTCATTCCACGCTCTGCGTAAAGCATCGGTGGGATCAATTCCATTTTGATATGCGAGAATAATCAATGTGACAAATGAATCGCCAATTCCATCAATCATTTCATTGCGTTGGCCTCGTGCGATCGCTGCCGCAGTTTCTCCGATCTCCTCCATTACTTTAAGCATTTGCGCATTGATGTTTGATCTTTGAAGCAATTTGCGTGAATCTGCCCAAATCTTTACAGCTTCGATTAAATCATCAAATGATTCTTGGTCTGTTTTGTTGCAATTAATGTCATCCATAAAAATGTAATCTGAATCGTGGTTTGAACAAGGTGTATTCATATTTAAAAAAAGTATTTACAAGATCCGTTTTCAATTGGTGAATTTTCAAAATATGGATTGTTTCTTGTTGTGGTGATCGTGTACCGGCAACAATTTGATTTCAACTCACATCCATCACCTTTGCAAAGTTTCATATCTGCATCAAGTTTTTGGAAAAATTCATTCAATGTTATTTTGTTTGCTTTCATAAGTTTGGTGAATTAAGTCACTGAATATGTCGTTATTTGGTGAATTTATATGTTTTTAAGAATAATATTTAAAAACATCGCTACAATTCCAACAACACCAACAAGCGTCATAATTTCTGCAAAAAACTCTATTTTTTTTGTGAGTTCATCAAACTCTTTTTTGTAATCCTTTTCCATTGCGTTTTGTTTAGTTGGTCAAAATTAAAAATTAGTTTTCTATAAGTAAACTTTTAAGCCATTAAAATGGCACATCATCGGTTATTACTTTGATCCTTTGTTTTTTTGCATCAATCGGATGATAAGCACCGCCATTATTAAAATCGGGTGCTATCGTGAAAACTCCTTGCGATCCGTTTTCTTTTCGTTTAACTTTTTGCACATATACTTTTACAGCATCAGATCCGTATGCAGTACGTTCATTCAATGATCGGTAAATGGTCAAGCAGTTGTAAGCCTTATTGAAAAAATCCGATGATCCGGATATGTCATATGGAGTTGGCACACGATAAACGCCATCATTCATTTCCATTTTTCGTGGGTGTGCAATCAAAAACAAATGTGTGTTTGTCTGCTGGCAAAACTGGGTGATCTCTGATAAGATCCGACCAACATAAGAATGATCACGTTGATCCGAGTGATCAAGCATATTGTATGGATCGATCACGCAAACATTAATTCCTTTTTGAAAAACTAAATCTTTAAACGCATCCAAGATCCCTTTCAATGTCAAGTTTTCCAAATCGATCTTCACAAAGTAAAAATGATTCTCAATAAAATCCTTTGTCAAGTTTAATGTTTCATTGTTGCAATTCTTTTGATTTAATTTGTTTGCAATTCTTTTGATGTGGCCTTCGTATGGGAATGATTCCGGGGCAAACATTCCAACACGCATATCATAACGCATCGCCAAGTTGCAGCATATTTGATCAATCACATCTGATTTTCCGGA